TGCCGCTGAGGGTGCCGTGTTCCCCATGTGGAACCCCGAGAAGCATGTCATCCCGTGGGAGCAGTTACCGCACATCAGCCGCCTGTTGTGTGTGGGGATTGACTATGGGACGAACAACCCCACCGCCGCCATGCTACTGGGTCTCAGCAGGGAGTTGGATGACAAGGGCAACCTTGAAGCGCAACGCCTCTACCTGATTGACGAGTGGGGCACCGTCAAAGGGCACGGCCTCGACGACGTGGAACTGTCCCGCCGCCTCCGTGGCTGGTTGGACGAACGACACCTCCCCAACCAGACCCTCGACCCGGAATGGACGATAGCCGACCCGTCCGCGGCGTCCTTCAAAGTCCGCCTCCACCTCGACGGCATCAACAACCTCGTCAACGCCGACAACGACGTGGAATACGGGCTCAAAACCATGGCCGGCCTCCTCGCCAACGGCAACCTCCTCGTCACCGACCGGTGCACCGGCTTCATCCAAGAAGTCACCGGCTACTCATGGGACGAGAAAAAAGCCGCCGAGGGCAAAGACGCACCCATCAAGGTAGCAGATCATTATTGTGACGCTGCACGCTACGCGATATGTACTACTGAAAACCAGTGGGCAGATAGCATTAGAACCTAGACACAATGCGATATACTGTAACCATGGAATCGGAATCAGTCGTATTCAACGGAATCACCTATCGGCGCTACCCAGAATCGAAGCGCCGCTCGGACGCCCTCTACTTCACACCCAACGGAACCCACCGTGCTAAAGGTGTGGGCAGGCTGCATGAGGAAATCTGGAAAGCCGCTAACGGGCCAATCCCGGACGGCTACCACGTCCACCATGTGGACCATGACGCCCTGAATAACTCACTGGACAACCTCGCATGCATCCCAAAGCGGGAACACATTGACCACCACGCCGAGGAACGCAAGACCGCCGGACGATACCAGACCCCCGAATGGCTGGCCCACTTGGACAGCGCGAGGGCTAAAGCATCCGAATGGCACGGTTCCCCGGAGGGCATCGAGTGGCACCGCGAGAACGGACGGCAAGCTTGGGTGGGACGGGAGCCGGTTCTTGCAGTGTGCGACCAGTGCGGCAAGACGTTCGATTCACTCATGCCAGGGCGGTTCTGCTCAAACAAGTGCAAGTCTGCATGGCGCCGCGATTCCGGCGTGGATGACGTGGAACGTCAATGTGTCCGTTGTGGCCAAGTATTCACCGTCAATAAGTACTCCAAGAAATCTCACTGCTCCCGGTCCTGCGCGATGAAAGATGCGCGGGAAAAGGAGCGGCTAAACCGCACCTAACCCGTTGAAAGGGGCCACACATGCCGTTGCCTGCTAATGGTTCGATCTGGCCCCCGCAAAACCATAAAACCGCGTACGAGGATTATGAGGTGTTCGACGCCTGGTACGCGGGCAACGTCGAGCAACTGGAGACCCTGTATTCGACGACGCGCCTTGTGACGCAGGGCGGGTTGTGGGGTCAGGCGAAGCGGTTCTTCATGGGAACCCCGAACCCCGGCAACCAGTCCCAGAGGCCCGTGAAGATCCATGTGCCGTTGCCGGCTGCGATTGCCCGCATGTCCTCCAGTCTGTTGTGGGGGGAGATGCCGAATATCACGGTTGGTGACGGTGACGGCGACCTTGACGACACGGGCCTGACACCGACACAGGCCGACAAGATTAACACCCGCATAGCCGAGTTGTTGGATGATTCCGCGCACGCCCAGTTCCTCGAACAAGGCGAAATCGGCAGCGCCCTTGGTGGGGCTTTCCTGCGCGTGTCGTGGGACATGGCCGCGAACCCGGACGCCCCGTTCCTCACCGCCGTAGCCCCGGACGCCGCCGTCCCGGACTTCAACTGGGGCCGGCTCACCGGTGTCACGTTCTGGTTCGAACTCGCACCCTTGGATGGGCAGCCCGGGATTTGGCGGCTGCTGGAACGCCACGAACCCGGTTCGATCGAATGGGGCCTGTACAAGGCGCAGCAGAACGGGCAGTTGGGTATCCGGATTCCGTTGGAGGATCACCCGGCGACCGCGGGTTTGGCTGCTGTCGTGAATCAGGATTCCTTGGTGGAGACCGGGTCAACGGTACTCACCGCAGCGTACATTCCGAATGTGAAGCCGAACCGGTTACGCCGTAAGGACCCGGTCTGCTCCAACCTCGGCCGCTCCGATTTTTCCGGGGTGGACCAGTTGTTTGACGCCCTGAACGAAACCATCACCTCATGGCAGCGGGATATCCGGTTGGGTAAGGCGCGTGTCCTGATCGACCGGGAACTCCTGTCTACGGGCAAGGCCGGGGAGGGTGCGACGTTCAACGCGGACCAGGAGTTCTTCACCCCGCTCAACGGTTCCGGTGGGTTGCCGTCCTCGAAGGGGTCCACCAACGCCAGTGGTGGGAACGGGCCGATTGAGCAGGTGCAGTTCAAGATCAGGGTGCAGGAACACTCCGACACCGCCGCCTACCTGCTGGAACAGATATTCGCCGCCTGCGGGTACTCCCAGCAAACCTTCGGCTACCAGTCAGCGCACGCCGCTAGGACTGTCACCGCCACCGAGGTCGATTCGCGTGAACATATGACGATGCTGACCCGTGCCGCGAAGATCATGTACGCCCGCCCGCAGGTGCAGCAGATCATGTCCGCCCTGCTGGACGTGGACAAGTTCGTGTTCGGGGGCCCCGGCAGGGGTGCCGCGATCCCGAAGGTCGAGTTCCCGGACGCCGCGACCCCGTCCATGGACGCCCTCGCTACCACGCTGCAACTGTTGGCTGCGGCTGAGGCGGCTTCCACGGAAGTCAAGGTCGCGATGCTGCATCCGGACTGGGATGAGGACGACATCGCCGCCGAGGTGGCGCTCATTAAGGCTGAGCATGCGGTGGCACCACCGATCACTGATCCTTTCACCGATAACGGGAGCGTGACGACTGATGGCAGCACAGCCCCAGCCGACGACCCCGCAGCAGGAGACACTACCCGCAACAGTCAATAGCCTCGCCGCGGCCGTCACATTGGTGTATGTGCAGGGGGAGCAGGACCTCATAGCGCAGTCGGGACAGTTCATTAGGGAGGCCATCCGGTCCCCGGTGAACTCCCCGCCCCGTTACCTGCTGTACAGCCGTTTGCAACGGGCGGCGCAACAGGTGTCGGCGGGGATCCGGATGCAGGTTACCGGCCTCGCCCAACATGTCGCTGACACGGCGGCACGGAACGGTAACGCCACCGCAGCGAGGGAAGTCCGCAAATACGCCGAGAAATACAAACTCAGCGGGAATGTGCTGGACCTGCTACCCCATGACGTGAACTCGGCCCGGTTCATCGCCCACGACCTCAGCACCCGGTTGGACGCGGCCGCGTGGCGGATCACCCGCTTCGCTGACGACGCCTACAAAGCCGCCGTCGCCAGTGGGGCCGTCACACAGATCCTCGACCACGCCACTCCGGCAGCATCCCAGGCACAGGCATGGCGGGAACTCAGCGCCCGCGGGGTGACCGGGTTCACCGACAAATCGGGACGGAACTGGAACCTCGCCACCTACGTGGAAATGGCGACCCGCACCGCCACCCAACGCGCCTACAACGCCTCCCACCGGGACCGGCTCACCCTGGCTGGCATCACCCTCTTCACCATCTCCACCACAGGCAGACCGTGCCCGTTGTGCGCGCCGTGGGAAGGCAAGGTGCTGGCTGACCGGGGAGCCGGTGTGTTCACCGAACCCGACGCCACGAATGGTGACCCGTTACAGGTCCGGGTGGACGCCACCATCGAGGAAGCCACCGCCGCGGGCCTGTTCCACCCCAACTGCAAACACACCCTCACCAGCTTCCTGCCCGGTGTCACGGTCCTCAAACAGAACGAATGGACGCCCGCGGACGAGCAGGCCTACCAGAACACCCAGAAACTCCGGGCCCTGGAACGGGCCGTGAGGGCGTCGAAACAGGAAGCCCTTGGTGCCGTGAATGACCTCGACAAACGGCGTGCAAATGCCCGTGTGCGTGCCCTGCAACAGCAGATACGCGACCACACCACCAGCACCGGACTATTACGACGGCCCGGACGGGAACAACCCAGCCTCGGCTACAAACCCTGACCCCGCCCCGGTGGCGGGTTTTTCATCCCCAACAGTCCCAGGAGGACACCATGAGTGATGCCACACCCGAAACCCCCGAAGCAGAAGCCCCGGTAGCCCCGGCTGAGACTCCCGCAGCACCCGAGGCACCCAAGGACCCGTGGGCGGACCCCGAAGCCGCGAGAGCCGAGATTGAGAAGCTCCGCAAAGAGAACGCCTCCGCCCGCGTCAACGCGAAACAAACCGCAGCCGAGGAAGCCCGCGCCCAACTCACCCAAGAGTTCGGAAAAATCCTGGGCCTCGTCAAAGACGACGCACCCGTCACCCCCGAACACCTCACCGAACAACTCACCAGCTCCCAGACCGCAGCGAAAGCCGCAGCCCTAGAGCTGGCGATTTACAAAACCGCTGCCACCGCGAAAGCGGACCCCGCAGCCCTCCTAGACTCCCGCGCCTTCCTCGACAAGGTCGCGGGCCTCGACCCCACAGACACGACAGCCCTGGCGGCTGCGATCAGTGAGGCCACCACAGCAAATCCCCGTTTCAAGGTGACCCAGGCGGCACCGGTTGGCGGAGCGGACTTCACCGGAGGATCCGGTGCACCCCGCACTTACACCCGC